TTTCTGTGTTCTCTTTAAAAATTCCTGTGATTCGGTAAGCGTATTACCTAATTCATTCATTTTAACTATACTTAAAACCCAGCGACCGCATGTGTCTATGTGATCCTTCAATTCTTGAAACTTTATTTTATTGTATGTAAATGTCATTGACTTCGGTATCGTCTTTATTAATCGGGTTAGTTGGTGTTCAGTTTCTCCTAACATTCTTTTGATAGAATTACTTATAAATGCTAGTTCGCCATCAGGCTTCGTTCCATATGAATCAAAATAGTATATTTCATTATGATTACGACATAGACAGCACCAATGTCCAGAATTTCTTTGACTCTCAGTTAATATAATTACACTACATATTTCATTTGGTAATAAATCTAACATCGTTTTATAATTTGCTAGTTCGCTATATTTTAATATTGGGGCGGTGGTCCATCGGCGTATATCTGCATCACTGCACATTCTAGATAACTCAGTTGTATAGTGCTTCATTAGTTTTTCTTTATTATAATACTGTTCCATTTATTGATATATTATTATTTAGATAATATTTATATGAATTTATTTATTTTTAAACTATAAAATATGGGGTCGGGCTAGATTTCTATATATAATATATCTAAAATATATCTAAATAGATTATAAATAGATTATCTTTAGTAATAATTTTAAAATTTATACGTGATACACATCTATTTTATTTAGATTTCTATAGATTATATATAGATTTCATATAATTTAGATATTTTACCCCCATTTTTTATACACAAATTCTTTTAATTTATTATATTTAGTCGCCTTATCTGTTTATGCCCGCCCCCTTGATGTAGACCATCAAAATACATTTTTATTTAATGCTCTTTTTATAAATATCATCAAACACCATCAGGGCACCTAAGTTGCATTAATATATATTGTAAGAATGCGACTTACGTGCCGTGAAGCAAACCATCATAACTTATTTTTATTTTATTATACTTTTTGATTACCATCATATACCATCAAATCTTAAATCCGTATTATTATATATATTATTACGGATTTGAGATTTGAAAAGTCAAACTCCATATTTTTCATTAAATATTAATTTAATTTAAAATATCTACAATAATATATATGTCCAGTAAAAATGACCCCGATAAACTTTATTATGATGTGATTATTTCAAATTTAGATAATGAATCTACTATACCTCCACTCATCAACTTTAATGAAACACGTAATATCCCGTTCTTGACCAATCCAGCAGACTATTACATGAGTATTATAAGATTCCAAATTGATACAGGTTCAGTCCTTCCCGTCTTCACACCATCATTAGTCAGGTACACCTCAGATATAAATGAAACTATTTACTCAGTTTCATTATCTTATAATGGCGTAAATGCTGTTCAACATGTGATATGGTCTCCTCAGAATTTAGTCGCCCCTTTACCCGCTCCACCATCTAATACCGCTGATGGATATGCCGACTTATCAACAGGTTATTATTATTGCTCTAATTATCAGTTCTTCTTAAACTTAGTAAATAATGCCTTTAGTGCTTGTTTGACAAAGTTAGCTTTATTAACTCAAGTCCCGTCTCCAAACGCACCGTTTTTCACATACAACTCACAAGACAAAACCTTTATTTTAAATGCCCCTTTCCCTTACTATTTATCAACTGAAGTCAATCCAGTTAAGATATTTCTGAATCCATCTTTAAATCAATTGTTTAGTTCCTTTCCTGTTCTTGTTAGAAATTTAAGCTCTGTCTATGGTCAACACTTTGAAGTTCAAGTAGGTTCATTTAATGGTATCCATGTTATGAGTGTTCCTTCTTATGCACCAGTAGCCGAACAATACCAAGTGTGTCAAATTTTTCAAGAGTCATCAACTATAGCATTATGGACTCCTGTAAGTAGTATCGTTTTTACATCTTCCACTCTTCCAGTCGTATCAAATCAAGTGAGTGCCCCACTTATATTTATCAACGGTCGAACACAGCCACAAAGCGGGAACAATTCAAATATTAGTCCTATCATTACTGATTTAGTTAGTAGTGATGGTTTATACAACCCGACATTAGTTTATAACCCAACAGCCGAATACCGATTAATTGAATTGTTAGGTAATAAGCCTTTACAAAACTTAGACATTCAAGTTTTTTACAGAGATAGAAACGCTAATTTAATTCCGATGAGACTACCATCAGGGGGCGTATGCACTTTAAAAATATTATTTACAAAAAGATCTAGCAATGCCCTCAAATGAATGGTTATTAAGAAATATTAAGAAATAAATAAATTTTATATTATAGATTACAACAAAATAAAATATAAACTATAATATATATATATAAATGTCTGATATTAAACACGTTCTTATAGAGGATGCCCGCCTTGCCCAAATTTCCGATGAAATCACTTTTGGTGTCACTAGTGGTGCTAATCAATCTACTTACCAATCGTTCAATGCAATCTCATCATCTGCAAACTCGATTATTTATAACATAGTTGTTCCTTCAGAAGCCATCGCCATTGATCGATGTGTTCTAATGAGACAAACAATCAATTTAAAAATTCAAGTTGCTAACGTCCCTCCTGGTCATATTGCCTTCTCTTACGGAATTACTGACAGTTTCCAAGCATTCCCACTTAACGCCCTTATGAAAACGGTCAATGCGACAATTAACAACTGCAGTGTCTCAACTAACGTTCAGGATGTATTACCGTCATTAGTTCGAATGTGTGATAAAAAGCATTTAGCCCGTTTACGTGGTATGTGTCCAGTCATGCCTGACAGTTTATTTGGTTCATTTGATCAATGCTATCAAAATTTATTTGAATATGGAGCAAACGCACAAGCCCCTATTACAACTAGTGCTATCGTTCCTTCTATTGGATCACCGCTTAGCAGTATCCAAAATGCTTGTCCAGACAGTGATTTTATGCCACGTGGTGCCCATCCATTAAAATACATTTCAGTTAAACATTTTATTAATAATGCACAAGGTGCTCCTGTTTTAACACCATATACAGGAGGTGCATCATCACTTATTTCAACCGCCCTAACTGATACATGGACCATTGAACTTGGTATTGAAACCACTGAGCCTTTTATGTGCCTTTCCCCTTTCACTTCAAACCCATACGGAACAGATCAAGCCGCCTTTATTGGTATCAATAACATGAATTTTAATTTAAATATTGATAGCACTTGTAATCGTCTATGGTCTACCGCCTTATTCAATACTTCCGCAGCTCACAAATCAGTTCCATACATAACAAGTATATCTTTAGGAAATAGTTATAACGGCGGGCAACCAGCTTTCACTGAACCCCGAATGTTATTGAACTTTTTAACTTTACAACCACATCAATATTCTCATATTAAATCTAAAAATATTATTCCATATTACGATACACCTCGTTATATTTCAAATCAAGGACAAAATCAAGTTATTAAAGGAGGATACACAGCAGGCACTCAAGACGGAGTTGTACCAACATTAAACTATTCCTATATAGGAGCAGAAGGACAAGTCACATCATCCAACTTACAGCTAAATATAGTTCCAGATTATTTAATTATAACTATCCGTAAGCAAATGAACGAACAAACTTTTACTGATGCCAATTCATTTTTATCCATCAAACAAATAAGTTTATCATTTAACAACACGTCAGGGCTACTTGCAAATGCAAGCACACAGGACCTGTGGAAAATGTCTGTAAAAAATGGCTCATCTCAATCGTGGCTTGAGTTCTCAGGTGCAAATAATTTAACTGTAGGAAATGTTCTAGAACAATATGCAGCTCCTTTTGGTGGAAATTTTACTTATTGTACATGTGGTTCTATCTTAGTAATATCTCCTAACGATTTGAATCTTCCAGATTTCCTCAGTGCTTCATCTTTAGGGCAGTTTTCCATGTATTTCACAGCGACGGTTCTAAATCAACTTAATGAAGATATAGTTCCAGAAGTGTGTATCGTTGCAGTCAATTCGGGGGTGATGACAACCATCCAAGGTCAAAGTAGTCTGAATCTAGGGCTCTTAACTAAGCAATCTGTGCTAGAAACAAAACAACAAGATCCAGTTGATAAATTAGATACACAAGAATATGCCCGTTTAATCGGTGGTGGGATGGACGGCAAAACTTTATCGGGTCTTCGTAATCTTGCACGGAGATTCAAATCACGAAAGCATGGTGGCGCCGTCTCTGGTGGCGCCGTATCAGGAGGCGCTGTCTCAGGAGGGCG